GAACTTGAGATACTGCGATTTTACATTCATCCATCCATTTATAAAATCCATCTCGGTTTTCAACTAACATTGAATAAATCCAAAAAGCAGAATCATGTCCTTTTTCTCGCTTTAATAAAGTTACACTAGGTACATTTTGCAAATGCTCATCATAGTAAGCAGCATTTTCTCTGTGTTTAGAAATAATTTCGTTCGCATGTTTAAAGTTTTCAATACCTACTGTAGCATTAACATCATTCATATGGAATTTATAACCCCATTCTTCAATATTGGCTTCACAACGAAAATCTTTTCGATCACCATCTCTATCAATACCGTACCAACGAATTAATTTACCTCTATTATGAAGATCTTTATGAGGTGAAAGTAATAAACCACCATCTACTGAGGTAATATGTTTAATAGCTTGGAGAGAAAACATAGTTAGGTTGCCGTAAGTACCAATTGGTTTACCTTTGTAAGTAGAACCAAATGAATGAGCACCATCTTCAATTACAGCAGGTTTAAAACCATACATGTGATAAGCTTTATCTTGGATTTTTCTAACTTTATCAAGATCATTAGGGTAACCACCCCAATGCACCAACATAATAGCTTTAGTTGTAGGGCTAATTTTACGAGCTAAATCATCCAAATCCATATTAAGTGTAGTAGGGTCTATATCCACCCACTTAATTTTTAAACCATGAGCTAAAATGGGCCAGTTAGAAGCAGTACAAGTCATAGCCGTAGCTAACACTTCATCTCCGGGTTGCAAACCAGGCCATTCTGTTTCATACCCAATAATTCCCTCATAAGTTTTATTATATCTTACAGGTTTTTTTAGTAGATGAAGAGCCAAATGTAAAGCTGAAGTGCCAGAATTTACGGTTTGGACATAATCATGGTTAAAATATTTTTTAAGTTGGTTTTCAAATTCTTCAACTTTTGGACCTTGTCCAATGTAACCACTATTAAGAACTTTAGCTACTTCTTCAGCAGCAGTATCAGCCATAAAGACTTTAAATAATGGAATTTTATTTTCGGGGCTAAACATATTATTTATATTTTTCTATATAATCACTACAAACACCTAATGTTGTTTCAATCGGTTCTTTATTAAAAACTTCAGGCATAACTAAAATACCTTTAGCAAATAACTCAGTTGACCAAATATAATTACGAGAAGTTAAAACTCCAAGGTCACTTTCATGCATGAAGTAATTTAGTTTAGAGCCAACAGGATCTAATTCATTTAACTTAGAAAGAGCATCCATGTTTTTACAATGAAACCAAATTTTAGAATGGTAATTCTGTATTAAACCGAATGGAAATTCATATTGTGGTTTATCGTGTCCTAACATAAATTTTCCCTCGGTAAACCAAACGTCAATTTCTACATCATAACCTGCCTGGATAGCAGCCCAAATATAATCTGGGTGGTTTTCTTGTTCAGGATTAGGACCTGAAATGTTTCCTCTGTGGCTAATTAAAATCATTTTATTTTAAAGCTTATTTTATCGTTTGCTGAAGGAGTTTTAACACAGACAATTTCACAATCAGTAAGGAATTCGGGGTCTGCTATTTCAAAAGGTTCTAAAGTAAAGATATCACCGGAGGTAAGTACTTTATTTTGTAAAATCATTTTACCACGAATTAAGTAATTTATTTCAGTTACTTCAGTATGATAATGAAAATCCCATTTTTCACCTTGAGGATGAACTTTATATGATACCTCAAATTCAGGTGTTTTATAGGCTGTAGGTTCAAAATTACCTACAAACCAACCACCTTTCATGTTTTCAATTCTATCAACCTTCATAATTTTCTAAGTAATAATTTAAATCTTCAGGTGTTCCTAAACCCCACATTTTATCTGCTTCGATATCAAAATTTAAAATTTGTTTTCCATCTTGAATAGCTTCATTGTAAACAGGGCAAACATAAAACTCATTATTAACACGAATATCCTTTTTAATCATTTGTTCAGTGTATTCTACATAATCTGAACCATGTTTCCAATAGTAAATTCCAGCTGTTGCCTTATCCGATATAGGCTTTTTTTCAGCTACTTCTAAAACAACATTATTTTCGTCTACTTTAGCAAAACTCCATTTTGGGTGAGTAGCAGGAAAAGATACAATACCTCCATCAAAATCTTTTTCATTCATTTGATACATAAACTCAGTTGAGTTCCAATCAATAAATTGATCTGAATTAGTAACTATAAGAGGAGAATTATTATTTATATAATCTTTAGCTAGTAAAGTAGTAACAGCGGCTCCTTCAGTAATACCTTCAATTTCTACAATTTTACAATTAGGAGTAATTAAATTAAGTAAAGCATCTAAATTATATTTTTCTCTATGAGATTTTTGAACAATATAAATGTAATTAGCTACTATATTTAAGGATTCAACTACAACCTGAATCATAGGTTTTCCTTTAACATCAATTAAAGGTTTAGGGAATGTATAACCTACGTCAGCAAATCTTGAACCAGCACCCGCCATTGGGATGACTATATTTAAATTTTCATCGTGCCATTTATTCACAATTTTCTTTTTAAATTTTAGTCTTTTATTGATTTTTTCTAAAGTAACATCTGAAGCGTTTTTTACTCTAATTACATCTGCTTTAGAACGTGTAGCTGCTAATAAACCTTGGGGAGAATCTTCTATGATTAAGGTTTCTTCAGGAAGACACCCCATCATACTCATTGCCTTCCAATAAATTTCAGGGTGGGGTTTTGGATTTTTAACATCATCATTTGTTACTATAACATCAAGATATTCAATTACTCCTACTTTAGCTAAAGCAACTAAAGCTGTTCTACGAATACAATTAGTACAACAACCTAAAATATAACCTTCTTCTTTTAAAGTTTTAAAAATATTTCTCATCCTATTATCTATAGGAATTTGAGAAAAATGATAAATAGTTAAATCTTGCTTTTGATTATAAATTTGTTGATGGGCAGTATGAGGTAATCCTTTTTCTTCACTTAACATTTTAAGTTTAGTACCTGTTTTTAACCCATCATAACGTGATAAATGCTCATGTTCTGTGATTATAAAATCAGGATTAAAAGATGATATAGCATCGTTTAGTGCCTGATAATGGATATGTTTGGTATCAGTTATTACACCGTCTAAATCAAACAGAACTAATTTTTTCATTTCCACTTACCTCTCATTACTAACTGAGCGATGATTCCGTAGTTTGAGATATCAATAAAACTATCAATCATAGCTTCCCCTTTAACGTAATTCACTCCCTTACGTTGAAGCATATTTTTTAAACGATTGATTTTATCATTACAACGAAGCCAGATACCTGTAATGGAAAGGTTAATATCTTCTTCTTTTTCTAGATTAGAACCTAAAGCAATATTTTGAAGACCATAATCCATCATTTTAGCAGCAAACAATTCATATTGTTCTTTCTGAATTTGTTGAAATTCATATGCTAGTTCAGAATATTTTTGTTCAAAATCAGCAACTACTTTACTGTTTTCGTAACCTGCTTGTTCTTCCATTTTATTTTATTTTAAATAACTTATCTTGTTCTTTTATATCAACACCCATTTCCCCAAGAATACCTCGTATACCGGTTTCTCTTAAAATATCAATATAATGGTCTGCTTCTCCTAAGGAGCATTCAAAATATTTTGCTACGTATTCTACTAATTCTTCTTTCTTCTTGGGTGTTTGACTCTTAATATACTTAAGCCAAACTTTTTGTTTTGGGATCATTTCGCGGTAAATGGAATATATTTGTTTTTTGTTCTGTGGATTTATCTTTTGAACATAATTTACAATGTCTATGTAATTTATATCCATAGATAAATATCTATGAACCATATAACTATTCCAAGAGTCCCATGACTCTTCCGTGAAATCTTCTAAAGGTGCTTTAGTTTGCGTTATCTGGTTTAACCAATCGAAGATTGTTTTCGGGTTGTGCATCGCGCAGTTCTTTTGGTAGGGTATCTTGGAGAATTTCGCCGGTTTTAGGGTCGTAAAATACGGGGATGGGCATTACGGCGTCTTCAGAAGTACCGGTAATAAATTTGGATACTTTACGAATTACAAAGCCTTGTTGCCATACTTTACCACCTGATGAAGTTAGAACTTCCTGAGTGTTTTTCAGGTCGAAGTTCATGTTAATTTTGTTTTCCATTTTGTCTATAATCTATTATAAAACCAATCGCTACAATTAAATTCATACCTACACTAGCGATTATTTCGTGTAAGTCTTGGTAAATGTTTGTACTTAAGTGTACATGTCCTACCATCCAGAAAGGTATGGAAAGATTTTGACTAATCCAAACTACAGTGTATTTAAGGAATTGTTTCATTTAAAAGTTAAAACAGGATGCCAATATATTTTTTTATTAGGATTAAAATAATTAATATGAGTTGGATCAACTTCTATAGAAGTAAAATTAATATTAAAACGAAAAAATACTTCAGGATTAAGAGGACCTTTTTCCCAATATTCATCTATAGGACTTTTAATTATCTCTTGTAGTGCTAAATAAGGATAATTAAATTCTTCTTGAGCAGTATTAGGATTATTAAAAAAAGAATATATACCTTTAAAATTTAAAATATTATGAACATATTCATGGAATGGAACCTGATTTTCACCATAAGTATCAAAATAAATTCCATCAAATTTAGGTAATTTATGCAAAACTTCTTGCCAAGGTTGAAAAATAAGTTTAACATTTTTTTTATTTCCCCAACCTTTATCTAATATTTTTTGTTGGACTTGGGGATGACCCTCTATAATCCAGTGTTCATCAATATCATATTCTTGGATATAAGAATCAATAATACCCATACCAAACCCAACATTTAATACTCTACCCCTATTTTTACATATATCTTTAGCAGCTTGTTTCATAATAGGATTTTCATGTCCTATCATAACAAATCCACCTTCTTCATCTTGAATATAATCTGAAGTAAATGTTAGATTATGTAAAAGGTAAGGTTTATCCATTAATAACTTGAGGTTTAGTTAACTCAATTAATTTAGCTATTAAAGCCATAACATTAATTTCCTTATCAATTCTAAAATTAGCTTGATAAGAATATTCATTAATGTATACTGCTACCATACCTTCCTTCCCTCCAGCATACACAGAAGCATTCTCGTAGAGATAACGGTATAATTCTTCAAAATCTTGAACATTGGCATCTAAAATAATTTGTCGAATATTAGACCAGTTAGGTTTCTTTTGAACAAGTTCTCTAAGTACTTGGTCCATATAATTAGATGATACAAGTACTGATTTATCAATTATAAGTTTATTATCTTGAGTTGATAGTTGAATAGTATTAAGACACTTGCGTAAATCAGGATAAAACTGGTTAGTAATTGTTTTAATGGCTTCTAATTCGTAAGAGGTTTTTTCTGTGTCTAAAATCCAAGCAATATGTTTAGCAACATCAGCTTTAGATGGAGGTACAATTTTTAAAACCTGACAACGTGATTGTAAAGGATCAATGATACGTTCCACGTAGTTGCACGTTAAAATAAAACGTGTAGTACGTGAAAACGTTTCAATGACATTACGAAGTGATGCTTGAGCTTGAATTGTTAAAAAATCAGCTTCATCTAAAATAACTATTTTAAGAGGTTTAAACGAAGCTGTTGAAGCAAAGCCTTGAACCTTTTCCCTAATAGTTTCAATTCCCCTTTCGTCTGAGGCATTGATATAAAGATGATCACAATTGAGGTTGTTAACAATGAGCTTAGCAAGAGTAGTTTTACCTGTTCCAGCTGGTCCATAGAATATTAGGTTTTGTATATCGTTTTGTGATAAATACTGAGCGATAGTTTTTTTAATATTCTCGTTACCTACGTATTCGTCTAAGGATTTAGAACGATAGCGTTCAACTAACAGGGTATGATCTTTCATGTCCTAAATTTAAAACATTCCTTCCATACCGGCAAGGGAGTTTGTTTCTTTTTTATCTTCAGGACTATCAACCACTACACATTCTGTAAGAAGAATAGTGCCTGCTACTGAAGCTGCGTTTTCAAGTGCAGTTCGAGTTACTTTAGCTGGGTCGATAATACCTGCTTCTTTCATGCTTACAATTACTCCACTTTTAAGGTCATAACCTAACCAGTTATTAACTGGGTCTAGATTAAGTCCGATCATTTGGGCTTCAATTGAATCAAAGCCAGCATTAACAAGAATTTGTTCAAATGGTTTACCACATGCTTTCCAAACAATCTCAGCTCCAATATTTGAGCGATCAATTGCTTCACGAGCATAAATTAAAGCAGTACCACCACCTGGTACAATACCTTCTTCAATAGCGGCTTTAGTTGCTTGGAGGGCATCATCTACACGATCTTTTTTCTCCCTCATTTCAGTTTCAGTATTCCCACCAACGTGAACAATAGCTACTCCTCCGACGAATTTCGCAAGCCTTTCTTGGAGCCTTTCAACTTCGAACGGCGTTGTTGCTTGTTCAATTTGTTGTTGAAGTGCTTCAATACGTGCTTCAATTCGCTCTGATTCTCCTTTTCCATCTACAATTGTAGTTGATTCTTTAGTTACAGTTACAGTACGAGCTTCACCAAACCAATCCCAACTGAATTTATCAAGCTTCATTCCTTTTTCCTTAGAAAAGACTTCACCACCAGTAAGAATAGCAATGTCTTCAAGAATTAGCTTGCGGCGATCACCAAAATCAGGGGCTTTTACGGCGCAAACGGATAGTGTACCTCGCATTTTATTTACAATAAGGGTTGCGAGTGCTTCATTATCAATGTCTTCTGCAATGATAAGAAGAGATCGACCTGTTGAAGATACACCTTCCAATACAGGAAGAAGTTCTTTTACAGTTGTAAAACGTTGATCAGCAATCAAGATATAGGGTTTATCAAGTACTGCTGACATTGTTCCATTATTCGTTACGAAATATGGAGATTTATAACCTCTATTAAATTGAATACCTTCTACAGTTTCAAGGTAAGTATCACCTGATTTAGATTCTTCAATTGTAACAGCACCTTCACGTCCTACTTTTTTCATAGCAGTTGCAATTAGTTTACCAATTTCGATGTCGTTGTTAGCTGAAATTGTAGCGATTTGTTCAAGTTGTTCTTCGCTTGAAATATCTTCTTTAACAGAACGAATTGAAGAAACTACTTCTCTAACTGCAGCATCAATGCCTCGTTTAATTTCAACAGCATTAGCTCCGTTATTTAGATGTTGAAGACCTGCCTTTACCATTTCACGAGCCAACAAAGTAGAAGTTGTAGTACCATCACCAGCTCCGTCTGCAGTTTTAATAGCTGCTTGTTTAACCATTGATGCTCCTACTTCTTCTACATTGTCGCTCAATGAAATAGATTTAGCAACAGTAACACCATCCTTGGTGCTTTGAGGATAACCATTGTTGTTAGAAATAACAACATTTCGTCCATTAGGACCGAGCGTTGCAACTACCGCATCTGCCAACTTATCAATACCTGCAACAAGTTGTTTACGTGCTTCAGGACCAAATTCAATAACTTTACTCATATTATTCTGTGATTTTTGCTAGGACCTGATTTTCAGGGCCAATAAAATACTCATTACCTTCAAACTCAAACTTAGTAAAACCCATAGTTGGTAGAACTACTACGTCTCCTTCTTTAAGAAGTGTAGACATAAATTCTCCAGTTACGGAATAGTGACCAGGACCTACTGCTACAACTTTACCAGTTTTATTTTTTTCATTCCCCAAATCGGGAACAACAATGTTTCCGTACATTGTTTCTTCTAGTTCTTGTGGCTGTACAATTACAGCATTGTAAATAGCTTCTAGTTTCATGCTTTTACAAGGTTTTTAAATTTTTCATAAACTGATTCATATTGATTTACAAATTCTTTTAGGGAATCGTAACTTTGTGATTTAGCTTCATCGCGAGCCATTGCTTCAAGACAACCATTCAGAGTATTATAGTGACCAAGAGTCATTTGGTATTCTTTACCTGCTTCAGAATAAGTTGATTTTTGAGCAATATAGCAATAGTCATCCAATTGGATGTAATAGGGTTCCATTGCTGGATCTTTGATAAAGCGCAAGTTGGATTTGCTTGGTTTTGCCATAACTTTTATAATTATTTATAGGGTAAATATACGAAAGAGACCCTAGGGAACCAAATTATAACTTACTTAATTTTAAGGGTTTTTGGTTTAGCTTCTTCAGCATATGGAATGCGAATTGCAAGCAATCCATTTTCCATCATTGCTTCAGCTTGTGAAAGATCAAACTTAGAGGCAATTTTATAACCTAGATTAAACGAACGTTTAGCTACACCTTGATGGATGTAGGTACGATCTTCATATTCTTTTTTTTCAAATCGTTGATATGAAATTTTAAGAATATCCCCTTCGATGTTTAATTCAACATCTTCTTTTGAGAGACCAGTACATGCTACTTCAAAATGAAGTCCATGTTTGGTTTCAAAAATATCTACGGGGTGGGAAATTTTGGCTTCAGTAGCCGGTTGAAAGTCTAGTTCAGACTTAAAGAAATCTCTAAATAGGAGATCAAATGGAGTGAGCTTACGCTCTAAAAATAGTGTACTCATATCACATTAAATTTGTGCTGTCCGAAGATCAGCGGGTTAAACATTAAATTACGTGCCCTAGGGTCTTTCGTATTCTGTTATACATATCTAAATGTCTGCTTTTCTTACAATATAATAAACACTTTCCCAATTATCACCAGAAAATTCTAGTTTCATAAGTCCTTGAGTGTTAACATTAAATGTAGCTGAAGTAGCATCTTTGTTGTTGTTTAAGATGGTTTTAACCATAGCTGAGTTAAATGGGAGTTTGGTTCCATAGGTAACACCATTTAAACTAGCATCTGGGAATTGGTAATCAATTTTGTTGGTGTGATTTGTATTGTCACCAAATGTAAGGATTAAACAATCTTCACCATCTAGATTTTGACCAATACGAACAATCATATTGTCGCTTTCAAGTGCGTTATGTGCTTTAATAATTGCACTAATTTCTTCTTCTCCTAATACACCTGTAATTTCATAGTTTTTAGGATCAGTTACACTGCCCAAATCTTGAATTAGGAGCAAATCTGTAAGTGAAAAATTAAGAGTGTAATTAGAATCTGAGATAATAAGTTTAGTATAAACTGCTTGAGTTTTTTCTAGCTCTAATACTACTTCTCCACTAGCAATTCCTAATAGTTTATTTAGTTTGGACGTATCATATACAGCGATTTCGCTGTCTTCTAGCGGGAAATTCGTGTGTTTAACGCGTCCAATCATGTCCTTGTTAGGTGATTGGAAGTCAATTTCTAACGCGTTATTCTCGGTAGTCCATTTTACTGATTCTACCATCCCATTTAGGAAGTATTTATTTATAACCGATTGTAGTTCTAACTTACTTATCATTTGTTTCTAATTTTTCGCTAACAACAAATAATCCTTTAATTGTTTCTTCAGGTGTTCTAGTAAGATCATAAATAGGATCTAAAATATCAGGACCAAAAATAATATCTCTTACAATTTCTTTATCACTTAAGGTATGAGGAGGTCTTGGATGCCACCAGTTGTAGTACTGAATATCTGATTTATGGGTCATAATATTTGTTCTATTTGGTTCACTTAAATCTCTACAAATATTATACCCTAAATAATTAGATCTTAAAGCGACTTTAGGCATTTCAGTATAAAAATGTAAATCTGGGAAACTATTAGCCAACACATCTGCATACTCAGATTCAACTTGTGCTTTACAATTAAACTTTTCTGAGTATTCTTTGATTGCGTTACACCATGTAAAATGGGCTTCAATAGGTTCACCTCCTAATAAATAGAAATTAGTAGTTACTCCATATCTTTCATTAGTAATTTCATCTATTTGAGTAACCTCACCATTAATCATTTCATAAACCAAAAATTTAGTAGGTCGATACCATAAAGGACCATACCAAGCTACTTCATCATTACTTAAAGAATAAGCTCCAGAATAACCCCAAAGATTACCTCTTTTACTTAAAGCTAAAATGTAAAGATTTTTGCCTACATCACATTTGACACTAAGGGAAATTCCGTTTTTAGTGCCGTTAAAATCAACTATTAATTTCGACTTCATTTTTTTCTTCTTTATAATATATACCAAATTCGGTTATTAAATAATCTACAACACCATCTACTAAATGTTTAAATACTTGATCAGGATAAACATTAATAGGTTCTCCGTGAGCATTAAATGAAGTATTTAACAAAACAGGAATACCTGAGAGTTTATTATATTCTTTTAAAATATTAAAAAACACAGGGTTATTGTGTTCATATACAAGTTGTGGTCTTCCTGTATTATCTACTCTGTGTATAACTGCAGGAATTTTTTCTACCCATTCATCTTTACATGTATAACAAATTGTCATAAACTCAGCTGTGTGTTCAGAACCATCAATGTTAAATATATTATGAGCTTCTTCACCTAGCACGAAAGGAGCAAAAGGCATAATTTCATTTCGCTTTAGTCTTTCATTGAGCATTTCGTGGGTTCCAGGATCTGTTGCTCTAACCATAATAGAGCGAGAACCTAAAGCACGAGGACCAAATTCAAAACGACCTTGATACAAACCACAAACTTTACCTTCGTGGATTAGTTCTGCTACTTTTTTATAATCGAAATCAATTTTTTTAACTTCGGGATGATTTGCTGCTTCAGCTTCAATTTGGTCTTGATTGTAACTGAATCCTAAAAATGCATTTTCTAGTTTATAAGGTTTCCAATCACCAGCATCTAATGAAGCTAAAATAGCAGCTCCCATAGCAATACTTTCATCACCCATACCAGGAGTAACAAAGATATTGTCAAAACAACCCATTTCATTTATTACTTGGTTCATTTTTACATTAGCAAACAAACCACCCGCAAAGCAAATATTTTTATAGTCAGGATATCTTTGAGCAACATCTGCTAAATAAGCTACTATATTTTCTTCTAAGTGTTGTTGCATAGCAAAAGCAACATCTGCTTTACCTTGTTCGGTTTCAAACCATCCTTCTTTTTCTAACTCAGTAAAAAACCACTCATAAATGTAATCATGACTATTAGGAGAAAAAGTTAAATGACCTTTATTATAACTAAGTAATGATTTAAATCCTCGGTATAAACGATCATTATATTTTCCATGACCAGCCATACCCATAATTTTACCTTCGTCTTTATTACCTACAAATCCAAATTTAGGACAAGAGTAATACCAAATAGTAGCTAATGAATTAGCATTAACGTGCATATCTAAAGTATGAACACGATGCATTTTTAACCCCTCACCTAATTGGATAGTTCCTAATTCGTGTTCTCCATTACCACCATCTAAAGTTACTACTAATGCTTTGTTAAATCCTGAAAGAAAGTAAGTAGATGCAGCATGACAATCATGATGAGTATAATACTTTAATTGGGCATTAGACTTTTTAAGTCGTTTAAGAATTTTAACTACATCATCTTTGTATTTTTCATTATATCCGTTTCTATTAAATCCGTTATAATAAGAATGAATTAGATTAAAATCTCCAATAGCAACATAATCTGCGTCTTCAATAGAAACACCAGTAGCATCTTCAACAGCATTTAAAGCAGTATGAGATGCCCAACCCCAAATCCAAGGAGTTTTAGTACGCATCATTTTATCATCTTCGACTGCATATATAATTTTACCATCCTCAATATAAACTGCTGAGTGGTTGTGAAATGGAAATCCTATTCCGTAAATTTTTGCCATAATATTAAAAGTTAAAAAATAAATTTCTATAAGGGTTTAGATTTAAGTCCCAACCTAAATCACTATAAAATCCTTGTAATTTACTTTCTAGTATTGTTTCAAATGATTTGTTTTTATCTGCGTATTCGTTTAACAATGTACGAATTTTTTCTGGGATATCAAAGTCTAAAAATGCAAGGGCTTCAATTTTGTAGGGATTATCTTTTAGATAAATCCATTTTACTTTATCACCTTGAACAATTTTAGAATGTTGTCTATCTAATTTCCAAAATGAAAGTAAATCATTATATTTGATAGCGGCTTTTACAGGTGCGGGGGCACCTTGAGCTACAATTGAAAACATTTCTCCCATTTTAGGTTTTGAAGCTATATACTTATCTAAAGTATTTACACGAGTAGGGTTACCTAAAATCGCAATATCTATATCTGAAGATAGGGCTTTAGTTCTGAATGTTTTTAGTAATTCATCAATTTCTTTTTGGGGGGCACCTTTAATTACTCGTTGTAAAACATCCTTAAAGAAATCTCCAAATATTTTAGGAAAGTTAGCTTTCATAAACTCTAACCCCTTAATATCTAAATCATCTTTAGGAACACCTTCTTTTTTAGTAATCCATTGAGCATAACGACGAGTAGCTCTAAAGTAGCCTGAACGAATGATACATTCAGTTTTCATTTCAAACCTGTGTTCAGGAATATTAAATGCTTCTTTAGCTAGTGTATCATAATAACCTGTAATTAAGTCTTGGTATTTAAGGGCGATTTCTTCGAGTTTAGCATCTTTTTCTTCCTCGGCCATATCATCAAAGTTAGGGTAGAGATGCCTAAGCAAAGGTTCAGCATTATAATAGTTAGAGTCTGTATCAACATAAACGCAATAGTTTTCGTCTTCTTTATTAGCAATAAACCAAGGAGTAGTTTCTAACTGTATCATTCTATAATTTGTATTTCACCCTGATTGTGGGGTGGAATATAATAATCAAACTCATTTTCCTCAAGCCATTCTGTTACTATTTTTATCATAGAAGCAGAATTGCCTGTAATGATTATAGTATCTTTAGGATTAGTTCCTTTCCAAAAATAAAAGTCAATTAGTTTGTCTTCTACTTCAGAGTGTTTAACTCCGTGTAAATCAAGCGTTATTTTCTTCTTCATTGTGAATTACTCCTTCAACTTCACCTTTATTATTGTAAATTTGTTCTGGAACTGTGATTCTAAATTTTTTACCTCGGATTGAAAAAGAACCACCTTGTTTAAGCATTTTTTTAAACAAGTTAACTTCTTTATCATTCCATTTTTCAGACATTGAAATAATAGAGTCTTTATCTAGAATAAGTCCTTGACTAGAGATAGATACTCCTCTACGAATTGATTGTTTTGAGATTTTATTTTCCATTTTGATCTTTTTCTGAGATTACAATGTTTAGTGAATATGATTCTATAATTTGTTTTACCTCAGGAATATTATAATAAGGTATACTATGTTCAGATTCAGGATTATATTCTCCTATTACATTATATGCAACGATAGTGTTAGGTTCCAAAGTTAAAAAACCGTGGGCTTTAGAAGAAGGAACTTCAATTGCTGAGTTTGAGTTAAGTTTAGCAAATTCTACTTCTTTAGTTTCAAGATCAACTAAAAAGTCAATTATCTC